AGCAAACGAAATAAAGGCTGTTGAAGTCCCTGTAGTATAGGTAGGCACCTGACTAATAGTTAAAGCCTGCCCACCAGCCGTATAACCAGTACCCGCAACCTCATTAACCGATGTATAGGCTAGGGTTGTGTAGTCTAGGTTAGCGGCTGCCGTATACAGGGCGATTTTATAAGTATAGGGGGTACCAGCTGCAAAGTTTTCTAAACCACTTAGGCAGTTTTGCTTAAATATATTGCATTGGCCTTGCTGGATTGTCATGTTTTAACCATAATTTTAGTTTGCCCATCCCGGTAGGCGTCACCACGCTCCAAGCCATCGCCAAGGCGTTTAAGTTGAGCAACTGCCTCTTGGTACTTATCTTCGTAATATTTGACCAAATCGGCTTCGCCCTTCATAAAGAGCATAGCTTCCCGCATGGATCCGTAAAATAGAACTGGGTCATAGTTGTTACCAAGCCAGCTGGTGCCTGAAGGGTTATTTATTGTATTAATTGTTAGCTGGAACCCAGAGCCGGAACCACCTAGATAAGAGTTAGTTACAGTCAACACGTCATTAGCAACATAAAAGTTACCACCATTTATAATACTTACGCTAGTAACAATCTGCCCAGCTACAGTAATATCTGCGGTAAAGCCAGAGCCTGAACCACCATTTAGGGGTACGTTTGTATAGTAGCCGTTAGTGTATCCAAAGCCAGTATTAGTGATGTTTGCATTAGCTGCTACACCTTGAACAATAGACACTGGATAATAAAAATAATGTAATTCTGCTTGATAGCTTTGGTCTGGGGTTGGTCCCATAATAAGCGAAAGACTATTAGTGTTAGTGTATTGGGGTCCAAATAGTCCGTAATACTTAGGAGTACCTTGTGAGGAAGGGCTTGGGTAAGCTTCACGGATAAAGTTCACGTCTTTGTTTAGTAGGTACGTGAAAGGCACTGTGGTGTAGTCGGATGTGTATATAGCTACAGAATAGTTAGAAAGCCAATCAGAAGGCAACGACAAATACTGATTCCCAGCCGTGAGCGTACCCGTCACGTTTTTACGCAACACAGGTATTTGTACGCTGTTATATATGCGGTCTTCAGCTTCTATAACAAAACGCGGGATGTTATTAACAAACAATGCTTCAGTATTTTCACTGTAGTCTTGAATTGCTTGCCACAACTGGGTGTAATTCATTGCCATAAAAGCCTTACGCTAAAGGACCATACGCCTTACGACCACGCTCTGCAGCGCCATTACCACGAGTTTCTACGCCAGCACTTCTTTTCTTAGCAGTAGCATAGCTTACGCCATTTGGAACTGGATCTGTTAAGTCTGCTTCTCTTGCTGATTTCTCAGTTACATAAGTCTCAAATGGGCTTTCACCATCTTTAACAGAAGTACCATTCATAGCATAAACTTCAGCTGGTTTAGCGTTCTTAGGATTGCCCGTTTTAATGGCAGCACCTTTAGTTGGTTTGGTTTCTTTAGCCATGATTAACGACCTCTTTGATTAGCCGCACGAGCCAAGTTACGACCCATAGACTTATAGTTTTGGTTTAGTTTGCTTTTAGCGGCTTTTGGGCCGTTGTCAATTACTTTAGGACCGTCATTAGGGTAAACCTTTACATCGGTTTTGCCTTTACTAACTACGCGTCCGTCGCCTGCTTTTTTGTATGTCATGATTATTCCTAATTTGTTGATATTGTTACTGTACCCACCTGACAGATTGCAATCAGATAATTTGCCGTTAAAGCAGTATCAAACTGACTTGCACCACCTACAGGATTCCAACCCCACTGAAACACCCTACTACCACCGGAAATATTACCTAAAATATCTACTCCAGAAGCATAGTAACTAACGTCCGGTCTGGGTTCCCTAACTGCCTGTGGGTCATTAACTGGATATAACCCTAATTGTAACTGAGGATGGTCAGGATCCCAACATTCTTGACATACTTTTATACTGACTTGCTTGGTTTTGATGGTAAGCTTTTTAAGCTCCACCAGTTTATACCTTTGACCGCAACGATCACATTCCGCAATTGAATGTTTACCAGAAGCATACTTGGAGGGCATATTTTACCTCGCATAAAACAGATTCCTAGGCACAAAACGAATACTTGCCTTTTCTCTGTCTTCTTGGGCGGCTAAGTCAAATTGTTGGTCGTAATCAGCTTTTAATCCCATAACTCTTTGTGGGTCTACGCCAGGTAATTTAACACTGAGCATATATGCTAAACCAGCTACAAAACAATTAATAAATCTAAATGGGATATCGGCGATATTAACACCATTGCCAGCATCTTGAATACGGCGCATACGCCAATAAACAAACGTATAACTAGTTCCAGCATCTGGGGTAGGCCAGATATTAACGCAAGGTAGGTATTGCAAATAAACAGTTGTTCCTACAGTATGTGCCGTTGCTGTAGTTCCTGCTTGCCCGCGCCAGCAGTTTTGTATTTGATTACCTACAATATTGGTGTAAGCAATGATTTCTGAATCTAATTGAATAAAACCAGTAGAGCGAAGCTGGGTAGTAGAGCTAAGGGTAATAGTTGTATCAGTGGCAGAAACAGCGCTAGCTACTGTAATAGAAGTAGCATCAGAATTACCGCTTTGGCGGTTAACCCACATCTGAATCGGGCGACCAGTAGTTAGCTTATTTGGAATAGTCGAGTAGGTAGATTCTGAAATGCGGCTTAAATTAATATCTTGCTGGTTAGTAGGGCTAGCATTATTGGTGCGGGTTATTGCATCCAAAATATCAATGGTATTAACTGGAAGTGCATAAATGCCTTGGTTTGGTACCAGTGGAATAGAAGCTTCCTCAATAGTCCAAAGGTTAATACCTTTATTAGCCCACTCAATCGTCATTAGATTGATAGAGCGACGCGCAGTACGCAAGTCATATCCAGTACGGTCCTGCATACCGCAACGCTCAAAAGCCTCTTCTACGAGTTCTGTGAGGTCTAAGTTAAAGCCGGAAGTACCAGATGTGTACTGTGTTGTGGACATTATTTACCTACTAAGGCGTTCAACTCATCTAAAATTGCAGGCTTAATGTGCAGATTGCTCAAAATAACAATTACTTGGCTCAAAGTATCGGTACTTAAAGTAACCATCTTTTGGGTAGCTTGGGTAGTAACCGCTTGCACTTCAGCTACAGCAGCTGTAGATTCTTTAGTAAGGGCTGCAACTTGTTGTTGTAGGAAATCAGAAATTGTTGATTCTACGTTATCTAATGTACTCATTTTTTCTTCCTTGTTTTAGCAGACTCAATAAAGTCCTTTTTAGTAGGCGCACCCTTAGATCCAACAGGACGCATCTTTTCACCAGAGCCAGCTTTAATACGTGCTTGCTTTTTATGAATGTTCTCATATAGTCCGACTTTCCCACCTTTAGAATACTCAGTAAAGTCCGTATTATCTCTACGAGCTTTCTTAGCACCTTTAGGCATTTTAGAAGAGGCAATAGCGCCCATTCCGCGGGAAGCCATCATTACTTCTTGCCTTTAGCCATACCGCCGCCACAAAATGCTTTAATGTGGTCAGCATGTTTTTTGTGCCCAGCAGCATGTTTACCATAGTGGTCGCTATGATGTACGTGACCGCCATCTTCGTGCTTAGAAATGAAGTCGTCATGATGGACCATGTCTGGGCCTTTCATTGGTTCCATTTGTTCTTTTACCATTTTCATTTAAATCTCCTTAACAATAAGTACCACGAGTTTTACCTCGTTGGGCGATGCCATCTGCACGACTAGAAGCTGAAGATATTTTACCGCCTTTAGCTTTCTTAACTGGTTCCTGTGGGGCTGGAGCTGGTTTGCCACCTAAAATAATAGCTAGCTTAGACCCAGAAGTAGCAGCTTTATCGAGGTTTTGTTGACCCTCTTTATTCTGCTTCTCAGTACCAATAAGATTGTCTTTGATGTCGTCTAGTATGCTCATGATTAGCAGAATCTTCCGCGTGTCTTACCACGTTGCTCAATACCACCGCCACGAGCCATCTTCTTAACATCGCCACCTTTTTTATAGGTGTCACCCATTGGGTTCATGTTACCCATAGCTTTGGTCATTACATTTGACTTTGGTTTAGATTTCATGCGTGGTTTAGCAACTGGGGTTGGAACTTGCTGATCCATATTACCACTAGCTAAAGCAGCCATCGCGCGGGCGCGAGTATCATCACCGATGTTGGCATTTTGACCTTGAGCAGTTTGAGTATCAACATCACCACCTTCATCGTAACGCTTTACTTTACCGCCTTTAGCCATCTTAACTTCTTTGCCTTTAGTCAAGCCGCGTTTTTGTACAGCGCTTTGACCGAACTTCATTAGCTTGTTAGAACCTTTTTCTACGTCTTTAGACATTGTGCGTGGGCCCATAGATTCTTTAGCCATACCGCCTTTTTTAAGGGCAATCTTAGTACCTTTACCGCCTTTGTGTTCTTGGGCATCATGTTCTTTGAATGCTTTTTTAATCATAGCTACGTCTTGCTTTTTGTCCATAGCCTGTTCTTTTTTTGATTCTGATTTGGATTCTTTTTCCATAACTTTTCCGCCTTTTTTCATACCATCTTCTACATTCCTGGGATTAAAAGGTTCATCGGTTTTAACGCCACGTTGTCTTTGCATTGCCATAATTTTTCCGCCCTTTTTCTTTCCAATGTATTTAGTTAAGTCATTTTCTGGGACACTTTTAGATGCTCCCAAAACCCTACCATGTCTAGTTATATCACGATTAATCATATTTATACCGCCTACTGCAAACTTCTTCCCCTTGTCTGCTTCCGAAAAATCTCTACCTACTGACTGGGGTACACCAACCTTTTTAGCCATCTTAGGGTTATGGGCTACCATTTCCATAAAACGATGTTGCTTTGCTGACTTACTTGGCATTACATTTCCATCTTTTTAAACTAGCTGCCTTACGAGTAGGGCGACCTTTTTCATCTTTCATAGGTCCGGGCATTCCAGACATTCTTGCACAAAACGATTTCTTTCTAGCTCCACCTTCTGGTTGGGGTGCTTTTAAATGCGAACCAGTAGCTGCATTGTACTTAGCACGACCTTTAGCAGTAAGCCCAGCACCTTTGGAAGCAGGTAACTTTTCACCGCGACCAACTGCAAGCGAAACACCTTTTTTCTTAGGCATTATTTACTCCAGAAACCTTGAAACAAGTTAGCAATAATAGCGCCAATTAAAGCAGCTGCACCACCTACGCCTAACAGCAATCTCCAACCACCATGAGCTTCAGCCAATGTCTTTTGAATAGCTTGGATAGCGGTCTTGATTTCTTTCATTTCTTCGACCATTTTATCCATATCGCTTTGCAGGTGTGAGATATCGTTCGCGTGGGTAGCTAGTTCTCTTGCGGTAGAAATAAGATCAATTTCACTCATGATTAACCGTAAGTAATAGCCAATGAAGTTAGCGTTGTACCAACTACATAAACACCATTCTGGCAAACAATACCTTCACCAGGAAGTAAAACTTGGAATGGTTGTACTGCAGTAGCGTATTTAAATTGATACACAATAGGTCCAGTAGTATCTGTACCGTCGTATATAGTAAACGTACCAGCTGTACCATTGCCTAAAAAGACAATAGATTTTATTCTAGTTCTTCCTGTATATAACTGCGCAGGAAAGCTAGTCGCTGTCGCTGACTTTACGTCATATTGCATTGTCATAATTAATCTCCTAAAGATTTAAAAAGGAGGCGGGGTTAACCACCCCCTAGCAGATTAATTAATCAAAGTTACCGTATGGGTATGTTGTAGCATTACCAATGTTGTAGTCGGCTTGTGTATAACGCAAAGTAATATTTACTTGACCTGAGTTAACTGAAGTCAAACCAGTTGCTGTCAATGCCAAAGTTACTACTACTTGGCTAAACCATGTAGGCTGTTGACCAGGTTGTACGTTCTGAACATCTTGCAATGTACCATTAGCATTATCTAACTGGGTTGCTGTAAAGGTAGCATATGTACGACCAGCAGCTGTAATAGCAGCAGAAGTGCCATAAACACCAGTAGTAGTAGCAAAAGCGTTAGAGATGTATGGTTGGATTGAAGTTACAGCGTGTGTACCATCAGTTGGGGTAGTGCCTTGCTCAATGATTACATCAATTAAGTTTGAACCGTATGGGAGCAAGAATACTGCACCGCGGTAGTTAGTACCAGTAGCATCAGCAGTAGGAGCAGCAGCAACAGTTGGGCCAGAAGTGCTATAAGCACCAGCTTGTGGGGTCCAAATAGTACCAATGTTGTTAGGGATATTGTTTGAGCTAACGAATACGCCAGATGCACCACCGTAGTTAGTTGTACCTGGAGTTGTTACAGCAAAGTCCAAAAATGCGTTTTGAACTAATTCCGCTGTACCAACGGAGCGCTGTGGACCCATACGCTGTTCACCAGCTAAAATTGGGCCTGAAAATGTAGAACGTGCCATGATAAGAATCCTTATGCAAAAGTTCCCGTACCAATCATTGCATTGTCTGCTGGGGCAGTCCGGTACAGGTAATCACCCAGATACGCCTAGTTTACACTAATTATTCTTTTGTGTGTAATCATTTTTATGTAAAATGGGTAGTATTAGATAAATAAATGGAATGGGTATGAGTGCTTGGCTTATCATAGTTACGGGGCTAATTTACGCCTACATATCAGTAGAGCAAGGGTCTAAAGGTAATTGGGCTATGTCTATGGTGTACGCAGGGTACGCTTTCTCTAACGTAGGTCTATATTTAATGGCAACAAAATGACAACTATTGTGGGTGATTGGGGCAGGAAAGTACTAGTGGCGGATAGTCAGTTTACCGATAGCGATTCTGGCATTAAATACTTTGAAGATAAGATATTTCCGATTGATGGTGGCTGGCTAGGAGTTGCTGGAAACTATGTCGATGCGGAAAAAGTTTTAGATTACCTTAGCAAAAAAACTAAAGCTAAACCTAAACTTAAATCCGATAGCTCATTTCTAAAATTAACTAAAGAAGGCTTGTTTTCCTGCGGGGATGATTTAGAATGGGAAAGAGTACGAACTTTTATGGCTATTGGTAGTGGTTCGATGGCTGCAGAAGTGTGTATGCGTATGGGGTTACACCCCCATGAGGCAGTTAGTTGGGCTTGTAATGTAGATGCAAATAGTCACGAACCAATCAAAACATACTCCTTAGACGATAAAGATGCCATATAAAGACCCAGAAGTATCTAAAGCGTATCACAAGATTCAAAGTCGTAAGTACTACGAAAAAAATAAAGAAAAAGTAAAGGCAGCCTCTACTGTATTTAAAGAACGGGGCAAAGAAAAGTGGGATAAATATAAAGCCACTCTTAAATGCGCTAGGTGCGGTGAGAATCATATTGCTTGCATGGACTTTCATCATACAGATCCATCTGATAAAGAATACTCAGTAAGCGCTTTAATTAGCTCTAAGATGTTTACTAAAGCTTACAAAGAGATCAAAAAGTGCATTGTGTTATGCGCAAACTGCCACAGAAAACACCATTATGAAGAGCAGAAAAAGCAAAGCCCCGCCTTGTGAGCGGGGCCTGCACCAAGTAGTCGAAACCGCTTGGGGGGTTAGTTCTTAGTAAGAACCGTAGATTCCTAGTGGATCAGACCAACCGAAGCTGTAACGCTCACGAGACTTGTAACGAACGTTACCTGTATCGAAATCACCGTCCATAGAATTCTGGAGTGGTGTGCGCTCGAAGTGCTTCAAACCATTAGGTACATCAGTTGTCAAGAACCAAGCATTGGTAGCGGTCAAGAAGTGGTTAATTGTGTAACCTTCTGGAACAGAACCGTTGTTCTTAATTGCATTGATGTCGTTGTTGTTTGTGCCAACGCGCAATTCAGTTTCGAGCAAACGAGTTGCAACGAATTGGAGTGCAGGTGGAACAACTAACTTACGTGGTTTAGCAGCGATCAAGAGGCCGCGCTCATCTGTCCAAGCAGCGATTTGAATAACAGCATTTTCCAACGCAGTTTCGTTCAAGTCAGCAGGAGTAGATGGAGTGTTGGCGTTTGAGCCACCGTTTACCAATGGGTGTGCGCTGTTGAGTAATGATACGCCATCGCCACCGGTATAAGCAGCAGAGAAAGCGTTGTTCAATACAGCAGCAGCTTTAACCTGTTTGGTATAAGCCATAGCACGAGCCAAGCCTTTGGTGTAACGAGCGGATAACGAGTCATACAAGTTATCTTCGATAGCTTCTTCAGTCAAGCTGAAGCCCAAAGCGATTGTTTCGTGGTTGTAACGTGCAGTCCATGCTTCTTGCGCGTTGTCGTAAGCGATTGCAGAACCTTCGCCCTTGACTGGTGCAGCGCTAAAGCCGGACAGTTTTGTTTCTTCTTCAAAAGAACGCTCAGAAGTCTCAGTTTCGTAAATCTCTTTGTGTTCTTCACCATAGCGAGCGTACTCTAATCCGAACAATGCATTCAGTCCGGGGAGCAACTCTTTCAGTAGTTGTGCGCGTGAAATAGCCATTTATAGCTCCTTAATTAAAGTGTAGCTGCAGAAGCAGTGTTGTTGTAGTACTCGTGGTTACCGAAGTTGAACTTAATCAATACTTCTGGATACTGAGTAAACACCAATGTGCTTGATGCAGGGATTGTCATGGTTGTAGATGCAGTGCCTGTTGGGCTGTTAACTGTTACAGGAGCGCTGTTCAAAACAACTGAAGTAGCACCAGCAGTAGCAGCTGTAGAAACCCAAGAACCTGTACCAACATATTGACCGTTAGCAGCAATGTAACCTACTTCTGTACCAACTGGCAAAGCTACAGGAATAGCAGCGCAAGTAATAGTAGCAGTAGAAATGCTGGTGAAGGTAGATGTTGAAGAGGTAGCTGAATCACGAGCCAAGTCAACGATACGGAAAGGCAATGTGCCAGTGTTAGCAGCAGAAGAAGCTAATACAGCATTGTATGAATCACCGTTGTTGATAGAACCAGTTAAGTCAGAGCCCGCAATGTTCAAACCGATCATTGAAGTCGCAGCAGAACCAATAGTGGTACCACCTTGAGATGTAACGACAGCAGATTTGAAAATTGTGTCAGGATCGTCAGTCACGATAGCAACTGCGTCACCAGCTAAAGTATTTGCAGGCCAGTATTGGCTAAAAGTCTTTTGCTTAGTAACTGGGTTAGTGAAAGAACAACCTAAAAATACGCCTACAATTCCGTTACCAGCTGCACCAGTGGTAGAAGTACCACCAGTAGTTACAACTGTGCGTGTTACGAAACCGCGAGCAATACCTACTACGTCGCCATAAAAAATATTAGTGCCAAAGCCGTACTGGATCGGAATGTTGCGTGTCGAACCAGAGAAAACTTGACCACCAATAAGATTTAAAGGCTTAAACCCGTATGGACCGGGTACTGTTGGATATGCCATTTGAAATCTCCTAAAATTTATTTACCTTTGCCAAAGCTGGACGAAGATCTACTTTCTTTAAAAATAGGCATCCGCGCATCGCTTTGACGCATTAAATTATTATCTACAGCCTCAGTCTGTTTCTGTGTCATTTCAGCATAATAAGCTTGCTGTTGTTCTACAAATTCGGTTGGGGTTTTGCAAAGTAATAACCCGCCAATCTCGATATTGTCTTTAAAACGACCATCTGGATCAACTAACAGTTTAAATTTGGGTTGTTCTTCGATTCTTACTGGTTCCCAGCCTTCTCTCAATTTTGATGAAAGATTACGGGGATCAGCTTGATTTAACATCGAAACACGAATCCAACGGTACGAATATCCAGCCTCTTTGTCCGGCTCAGGGAGAAGCTCTGGTGGGCGCCACTGTTTAGGACGCTCAGTAAGTTCTCGGGTATCAATTTCACGACTTAATTTATTACTAGCCATTTTAGGCCTCCACTTTCAAAAGTTCACGGACGTATTGCTCTGGGGTTAAACCTAGTCTCTTTGCCAACGCTACTTGTGTCGTTGTTAATTTGACTTTTTTAGAAGCAGTGCTTCTGGTTGCAGGCGCTACTACCGTGCTGGGTTTGGCTTTAGGGGGATTGTCTTCCTTAGCTTTTACCGCCACTTCTTCCGCATCCTCAAATTGCTCTGGGAAGCGTTTCCGCATTGTTTTGTCCAACGTAGCGTAATATTGTTCAGATCCAATCACGACTCCTTGCCGTTTAAGCTTTTCATGTAAGCCTAAGGCTGATGCAGTCATCTCTTCGTCCTGTCCGAACCAAGGATTTTCTTCCTGCCAAGCCATAACGCGAGCGTCTGGTTTTGGCGGAGATTGGTACTGTTCCTCTCTTTTTACCTCAAATTTCTCTTCTTGTAAAGGTGGCATTTTAAAGTTTTTAACTTTGTCAAGCCTTAAAGCAGCCTCAGTCATAAGCTGTTGCGCTTCCATTACCTTTTCCGCGTCGCCAGAATCATAAGCTTCTTTGTACGCTTTTCGAGCAATTTCGAGTTGCATATCAGCAGAACTCTTCATGGCATCTACATATTCTTTCTCACCATTTGAGAGCATACTTTTGATACGCTTGTTTTCGTTTAACAGACGTTGGGCAGCATTAATTGCCTCATGCCGTTCACGTTCTGCCGCTTCTTTAGCACGTCGCTCATCATTCCAGACTTTCTTCATCTTAATGAGCTTGACCTTAGCTTCTTCACTATAGTTGTCAAGTTCGTCTACTTCTAAACGTAGCTTTTCAACTTCTTCCGCAGGCATGGGTGGTCGTTTTTGACGAGCTTCTTTGGGTGTATCGTCTTCGATTTCAATCTCGAATTCAGCTTCGGGTTTACCCTTAGCTTCTTGGTTTACTGTTTCTTCTTCGGGTTTACCCTTAGCTTCAATTTCATCGGGAAACTCAAATTCAACTTTTTCAAAATCAGCCATTGTTCGGCTCCTTAGTAGTCAGAACGTTTAATGCCGCGTGGGTCAAGGACTGTAGCTTCTACTGTATCCTCGTTAATCATGCGGAACTCACGACCATGAATTAGCAAGCGGGTGCCTGCGTTAGGTCTTACGATTACGAAATCTCCTTTTTGGCACCAAGGCCCTGTTGGATAGCGTTCTTTATCGGTGTAGCAATCTGGGCCAAGCTCAACGACAAATAGTACTGTTGCCAGCATTTCTTCACGTTTTGCAATAGCGTCAGCTTTGATAAGCCCGCTTTCGTATTCTTTTTCTACTTCGGGTACTGCGCACAAGATACGATAGCCTTGCGGCTTTGGTAGTTGTGTTGCTTTTTCTTCTGCTGCTTTATCTAGAACTTGTGCTAGATCTACTGCTTGGGATAAATCTAAGGCTTCATTCATTGTCAGAATGCTCCATTCGTTGTTCGAGGTCTGTGATTATTAAACATGCGGATTCAAGTCCTCGTAACTGTCCGCATATATACCTATATTCTTCAAAGTCTTTACAGTTCCCGTGTGCAAGCGCTTCTTGTAACATCTGCATCCGGTCTTTGTACTCACTTAAAAGAAACTCTAGATTTCTGTCCATCATTCTCCTTTAGAGGGTTTTGGTTGTTGTTTAGCTGATTGTCTAGCTAATTCCATCTGCTGCTCCATTTGTGTCTGAGCATTAGCATGTTTGTGGGCATTGTCTATACCTTGTGCTATCAACTGCTTGTTTTGTGTTTTTTCACCATATTGGTGGGCAGCTAAATCTTTTAACAACGCAACACCAGCATTAAGTTTGGCGCTCTTTATTTGGGTAGAGTTTTGGAGAACTGCTCTAGCTCCCTCAACTTTGCCTTGCATTGCCACACGTTGTTGCTCAACCTCAATCTGTTTAGCTTTAAGCATGGCATCGGTCTGGTCTTTTTGAGCCTTACGTTGCTGTTCTTGCTGCTTAATCTGCAACTCTTGTTGTTGCATTTGGATCAATGGATCTTGAGCCTGTTGTTGATTCTTCTGCTGTTGTACCTGTGATTGGTTTTGTTGCAATAGGCGTTGTGCAGCTTGAGCCAATAATGGAGCAAGGCGGGCTTCTACTTCTGGATCCATATGTACATCTTCGCCAGTTTCGTCTGACTGTGGTGGCAAGGACATACCCAACTGTTGCTCGATTTCTACACGATACTGGAAGCCAAGGTGTTCGTTGACGTGAGCCATCATAGCTGCTTGTAATGCTTGCGCCTGTGGATTACCTTGTAACAAACTTTGAATCTT